TATCATCTGTGAACTCTTTCATAATTTGGTGGGTATAGGAAACATTCTGCTTACCATGTTTGCGAGCAATATAGTCTTTACCAATAGTATTCATAGCACCTGGACGAACAAGAGCATTTGATGCTGCTAATTCATTAAAGTTCTTTACTCCCATTTTTACTAGAAGGTTTGTATATGGTGTTGCTTCACACTGGAATACACCTTTTGTATACCCGTCTGAAAGCATCTCATATACTTTGGGATCTGCCATATCAATTGATAAAAGATCGATGTCTTTGTAGTGATTTTGTTTAATCATATCAATAGCATCTTTTACTACGCTTAAAGTTTTAAGACCTAATGCGTCAATTTTAATAAGACCAATTTTTTCAGCCTCTTCCATATCAACACCAACCACAGGAATGCGATCATCGGATCCAGGAGAAGAGCGAGTTTCCAATGGCGCATACCTAAATATTGGATCCTTACTAGTAACCACACCAGCAGCATGAATGCCAGTACCTCTAATACGACCACGTAATTGTTCTCCATAAATCTCCACCTCTGGATATTTTTCTCTAAACCACAGTGTAGTTTTAGAGGTACAATATTCATCCCAAGTATCGACTAACTTTAATACTTTGTTAACATCTGTTAATGGTATATCTAAAACTCGTGCAACATCTCTTACAACACCTTTATCTTTAAACTCAAGGAATGTAGCAATAGATGCTACGTGTCTATACTGTCTAACTAAATAATCTTTTACTTCATCACGACGAGTATCTTGAATGTCCGTATCAATATCAGGAAAGTCGTTACGTTCTGGATTAATAAAACGGAAAAACAAAAGACCATGTTCTATTGGATCAATTGTTGTAATACCAAGTAAATAACAAACTAAAGAACCAGCAGATGATCCACGACCTGGACCAACTAAAACACCTTCTTTTTTAGCCCAATTAATCATATTGCTTACTACAAGAAAATATGGTGCAAATTTTTTATTACGAATAATTTCTAACTCTTCGTCAAGTCTTTGTTCATAAATATCATTTCCAAGCCAGTTATCGGTAAGCCGATACTTTTCAAGTCCTGCAAACGCTAAGTTTGCTAACTCTTGATCTGGGTTTTTATATTGAACTGGTAAAAGATTTAGCCCATCTTTAATGTCATAGTCTTCTACTGTATCTGCCAAAAGTATTGTGTTTGAGTATATGTCTGGTCGATCAATACCCTGCAGTTCCATTGCTGCCTTAATTTCTTCATAAGATAATAGATGAATATCAAATTTGTTAAACGTTATTTGGCGGTCTTGTCCGTATAAATAATCAAGTCGTTCCATCATGTCTGTTTTCTTTTTAGACTTTTCGTATGTTGCTTCTTTGTTTATTTTTCCATGTGTATTTAAAATTAATTTAAACTCTTGTATTTCTCTTTGCAATGTATCTGAATGATGACAGTCTGGCGTAACAACAACCTTTATACCAAATTCATCAGCAAGTTCAATAAGATATTTATTTATTTCTGGTGTATTGTGTGGCATAACCTCAATGTAGTAATCGCTACCAAAGTTATCTTTAAACCAGTTAATGTTCTTTTTAGCAATTGCAAACTCTTGCTCTTCTAATGCTTTAACAATAACGCTACTAGGACAAGCAGACGTTACAATAATTCCTTCTTTATACTTTTTAAGAATCTCAAAGTCAAACCTTGGTTTCTTAAAAAACCCATCTGTCCATGCAATCTCACTAATCTTGTTAAGGTTTTCCAAACCTTTTTGGTTCTTGGCTAGAAGGACAATGTGGTTATAGACAAGATCTTGTTGACCTTCTCTTTCAGACTTATCTCTTTTATCTGATATGTCTGCACACATGTATCCTTCTAAACCAAGGATTGGCTTAATACCCTTTTCTTTTGCAGCACGATACAACTCTCTGTGACCAGAAAGTGTACCGTGATCTGTAATTGCAAGAGCGTTCATACCCAACTTGCTAGCACGGTCTACATACTCTTGTGGAGTTGCTATGCCGTCAAATAGGGAGTAGTGAGTATGAACATGTAAGCCTACATAGTTCATCTATTACCAGTCTACATTGGTAGCAGATGAAGTTGTTGGGCCATCAAACCCAAGATAGAATGCTTCTTGTTCAGCATAAGGAATTTTCTTTAATGCTAACTCAAGAGGATAAGGCTTTATATCTGCCCACTTAAATGGTTCTGTATCTGGTGCGCTAGGAATGGTTGTATAACTTGTTTCAGTACCCTGACCATTTCGCTTTACTTTCCAGACTACGTTTGAGATGCTACCTGTTTCAAGTGCATACTCACGAATTGTATTAAATGCTGATTGCTTGCTAACACCCATTGACCAAATAGCCACATATGGTGCTTCAATGCCATCGTCTACTAAAACATTGCAATAGAAACGAAGACGTGCTCTCCAGCCAGCCTTTGGATCCTTACGATGCATTTCTTCTGCCCAGTCACGACCTTCTGATTCCATTGTATCTACAGCCTTGCGCTTGTAGTCTTTTGGATTTGTATGTTCTTTGACAACTAAAGCAAGGCCACGATCTGCATTGTAGTTTGCAGAGTCCTCATCTAGTTCTTCAATGAAACGAATTTTTGCTGCTTGACCATCGGCAAGTTTAAGCCATCTTACCTTTGGTGAGTTTTCATCATATTTTGGCTTGTCGAGCAGGGCATTTATATTCTTGAGTCCCTTTATTACGCTCATATATTCTCCTTCGATTTGTTATATTAGTTTAGCATAGAGGATATGGATTTGTCAAACTGAAACTTAATGTTTCTGATTGCTTCATCATCCATGTCGCCTATGTCTTTATATTTTTTATCTATGTTGATTACGGTGACTAATGATCCAAGTTTTTCAATTAACTTATCTTTCATTATTGAGCCAGCCTCATCGTTGTCTGCAACAAGTACAACATTATTAAAGTACTTTGCTAATAACTTAACCTGCGATGCAGATACATTAGCCCCCAGTGTTGCAACTGCTGGGAATCCTACTTGGTCTAGTCTTATGGCATCAAAAGATGACTCAACTACATACACAGTGCTAGATGATTTAATTCTATGTAAATTAAATAATATTTTACCTTTTGGAAGTCCTGGAGTATTTTTAAATTCTTTACCTTCTACAGATCTACCAACAAACCCAAGTGTCATTCCATCTGGGGAATGAACTGGAATAGTAACCATGTCTTGTTTTTCTGAATAACCAAGTCCAAATTTTTTAACTGAATCTTCTGTTATAGATCTACCAAAATAATATCTCATTGCTCTTGGCGACTCAAGTGCTTGATTATTTAATCGTTTAATTAATACTTCATCATATTGAACAAAATCTGGCGGAGCATACATTGCTTTATTAATTACGCTCTCAATGTTAGTTTCTGTTTGTTTACTTTTTATATATCTTGCTGCTTCAAAATAAGTTCTACCAGTTACAAACATTACAAATTCTTCAAGATTTTTAGTTGTTTGACATCCAAAACAAAAAAATAATCCACTATCTTTTGCAATTTCAGCGGCAGGAGTTCTAGTATTATTATGATATGGACAATAGATTATATAATCATTACCAAATTCTGCTTCAACATCAATACCTGCACCACTAAGTACTCTTCGTATTTGTTCTTTACTATAAATATTATTTACCATCTTCGTAATCCTTATATCTATAATATCCTTTATCAAAATCTACTTGTACTAAAAAGTCTCCCATAAAACCATTTCTGTTTTTTCTAAATACACATTCAATAATATCACTATTCGTAGCACGACCCAGTGCCATAACCCAGTCAGCATCGTAAGCAATTTGTCTTGACCATGCTGTTTGACCAAGTGTTGGAGCACTACTTAAGTCTTTAACATCGTCTGGAGTGGCAGATGAAATAGCAATAATAGGAACCTCTTCACCAATAGCCATAAGTTTAAGTTCTCTGGAAAGGTTTTTCATACGTACCGTTTCATTTTCAGATTTTTGATTAGGTGACATAAGTTGTAAATAATCTACAATAACAAAATCTGGTTTATATTGATCAATTTTTCCACGCACAACGGATGGGTTTACTTCTCCACCATTGTCATTTGAAATAATGTGAAACTCTGGTTTACCTGCAATTTTATTAGCATGCCAAGTCTTAAGCATATCAAGTTCTACTTCACCATTACTAAGTTTGCGATGAGACCAAATTCCCTCACCCATAATAGCAAATACACGATTACGAACCTCTGTTTCAGACATTTCAAGAGATATTACTAGGGGAGATTTTCCTTGCTTCCATGCTTGAACTGCAAAGTAAAGTGCAAGCCATGACTTGCCAATTCCAGGATAGGCAAGAAACACACCAAGTTGTCCTGGCATAATTCCAGAAGGTAGGTAGTTGTCAAATCCTGGCAAACCTGTTTTAATTCCAACTTGACCAGTTAATTTTTGTTGCTGAATCTTTTCAAAATATGCAACTGCAGAATCAAGATCGGTAGCATCAATATCACGTATAGCAGAAGTATTTTTCTTTAACTCAGAAGTTTTTGTGATTAATCCATTTAGTGCTTCTGTCCCATTGCCAACCTGCACTTCACCTGCTGCAGATCTTAATATATCTTTAAGGCTATCATTTAAATACTCTGCCTGCAACTCTTCAAGATGATGTTTGGTGGCACCAACGCCATCTACTGGTTGAAAATCTCTAAATTTTTCTACAACTAAAGATATTGGGGGACTGGATCCATTGTTGTCAAAATATAAACGAATAAAATTCCATACATCGTTATGAGTTCTAAGAAGATTTTCTACGTTGGCCTGTAACAAAACATGCATTTGCTTATCTTGCAATAGTGCCGATATAACTTTTGCTTCTGTATTATTCACTAAGCCACCTTCTTGCTAACTTTCTGCGTTCTAATCTTTCTTGAATATCTTTTTTTGTTTCTATCTTACCACTAATAATTTTTTCTGCATTATATGCAAAATGATTCCAACTAGGCTCTTCGGCAATACTAAAATAATAATCAAGCAAATCGTAGCATTCTGAAATACCATAGGATTCAACTAAAGCATCAGAAGACCATTGCTCTACATTTAAATTTAAAGATGGCTTTTGCTGGTATCTTGCTGTGTGCAATTTACTATATCTGCTAAGCAAAGCCATACGGTCTTTGCGTTCAGCCATTATTCTGTACTGTCAGCCTCTGATTGTGCTTCCTGAATCTTTTCTGTTAGTTTGTCTTCAACAAATTTATAGACTCTATTAAAGGCCTGCTCTGTATTTTCACCATCACGCTTAGAGTCAATAACTCCAAGATCAAGCCTTAATGACTGAAAATTACCCAAATTAAGGGTATATCCTAATGTTACTGATACTTTTGTGCTTTCGTTTTCCATTATCCCACCTATTCTTGATTTAAATATTCTCTGACCAAACAGGAATAAATCTTCCATCTTCTGTCTTTGTATATGTAAGTATACCGTTACCCATTCGCCTTGTCAACTCTTGATTTGTAGGCGTCATATTATTTGTTATTAATCCGTCTCTTCTTGGTTGTCCAATATGTATAGATGCCAGTATATCACGAATTGCTTTAACTGTGCTTTCTGAATAATATGATCTTATTTGCCATCCAGTTTTTCCATTTAAAGTAGAACCTATTGGTGGTGGAATCACTCCTCGTTTAATTAGTGTTGGCATATACTTTCTATGACGATTAATTAATTTAGCAGTCTCTGCGACTGTATATGCCTTTTCTCTATTTTTTCTAAAATCAGTTCTTAAACAAGTTTCAATTCTGTCTTTATTAATATTATACACAGAAACTAAACCAGTAGACCTAGAACTATGATGTAACCTTACAAGATCGCCATTAAGAAACCAAATTTTTTTACTTCCTTTTATTACAGACTCGTTATTATAGATTTGCTCATCGATAATTCCTTTTCGAGTAACCATCTACCTTCCTCGCTTTCAGTTGGTGGATGATAAAATTTTCTTAATCCACACCGAACACAATATACCTCTATGTGCTGCGTGGTAGTATAGAGTCTGTCAACAAATAAACGGCCACGGCACTTGCTACAAGAAAGCATAAATAATCTTTAGTTTGGAATACCAACAGCAATTAAGTTAACTGCAAGTGATACATTTCCAGATGCTCCAAACCTTACAAATCCATCAACTTTGGACGTAGTTGGTCTTTGTAAGACAACCGTAACATTTTGACCAGCCTCAGTATTTCCAATATTTAATGCTGTTGCTGTAACTATTGGTGGAAACTTAAAGTCATTTTGAAAAGAATAAGTAAATGCTCTTTCATTACCAGCGTTTACAATACTGTTTGTAAAAATTTCTACATACCCGCCAACAACTCTTGCATTTGATGTTTTTATATTTTCCTTAATTGATGGACCATTATCAATGCTTGTAAAATTATATGCTGCAGAAGAAATCTCTGTAGATAAATCATTAATAGTCTTAGCCAACTCATAAATATATGTAACATCTAATGGTTGTCCACGTTCTGGTAGCGGTATTTTTGCCATTGTTCCTCCTATTTAATTATACCAAAGAAACTATACTTGATTCAAATATAGTCAATTCAGCATTTCTTACCTTGTTAACGCCTTCAACCTGTATGGCTGCTCTAACATTTGTTGTGCCAGTATTAATAAAACTATATGAATGAATTGGAGAAGTTCCATGATATGTATAACTTCCTCCATCAAACTTTACAAATATATCATATTTAGGTCTAGTGTTTTCATCTCCCCAAATAACTGTAGAAGTGTTGCCATTAACAATTAGTTTACCACTAACTGCTTCTATATTTGGAGCGATTGCTGAAAATATTGGCGACCAATGAGAGTATCTATTTTTATCTTCAGAAATAATCCTATATCTTAAAAAGTATTCGTTATTATCTCCTACAGGCGGTAGTTGATTTTTAGGAATAATTAGTTTTTTAATACCTGCGTCAGACATTAAGAAACACCAACTGCAAATCTAAATTCTACATAATTACTAGTATTAGGAGATTTTATAACTGTTGTTGCATTATCATTTTTAACAACAGAATACCCAGTTAAACCATAAAGCGGATTAACCGTTTGAGTATTTTCTAACCTTAATGCATCTAAAGCAATGTAATAATTTGATGATGGTATTGGTGTTGGTCCACTATCCTCAGAAAGCACGCATGCATAAATTTTAACAACTGTTACTGCATCCCAAGTAAAATTTGCAGTTGTATAAAGTTCTTGTAATTTTTTAGAAATAACAAAATATCTATTTGCTTCAAAATCTGCAATATAGTTTTCTAAATTTCCAGAACTATCTTGATTTATTTCTGCTTCAAATCTTGCAAACTCTCCAGAACCAGTATCTGTTGAAGAAAAATCAATTAAAATTCTAACTGTGTCTGGAATTGCAAAAGAACTTCCATTTTTGCTAATTAAAGAAAATGCTAATCTTAATTCATCTTTAGGAGAATTTTTACTAAAATCAACCTGTGGATTAGTTAAATGTATATGATTTGAACCTGGCTCAATTACAAAATGATCTAACGTTGAGCCACTCTCTTCGCTAAGAGTTATATCTGCGTCGTTTCCTTGAATTAAAATTATATTATTTAAAAATCTACATCTTTCATATCTATCTGCACGAGATGTTTTAAAAAATATTAAATTATCAGCATTTGTTTGAAAAACTGGATCTGCAATTGAAATAATATTATCGTTTTGTGGACTGTCTAATGCAGTAGGAAAAAAAACAATTTCTGCTGCAGAAGCCTCTGTATGGTATTGCCAATTTTCTGTATTAGTAAAAGCAAAAATAGTTTTACTGTCATATGCTCCAGCAGAAGGATTTAATCCTGCAGAGTATAAACCTATTTCTGATATCTCATATCTTTCTTCTGTTGGAAGTTCTGCAGTTAAAACAATTTTATCTATACCATTTTCTTTTATAAAGCCTTTTGAAGAAATTGGAACTCTAAACATTTCAAAATCAAGATTTTGTTTATTAGAAACATCATTTTGAATATCAAGTGTATCTAATGGTTTAGAGCCACACCCAACAGCAATATATGAAGCATAGGCTGGAGCCTGACCAAGCAAATATTTTCCAATAATTGACTTGCCAGTATCTGTTATCATGATTCATTCCCATCAAGTTGTATACTATATATTGTACCACTTGTGCTTAACTGAACCTCAAGTTGTTCATCATTGTTTAAATTAATAGCCTCTATAACTAAATTACCCAAGTCATCAACATAAACATTTGTACCGTTTAACCCATTACCAACATTTGGTACCTTTTGATAAAAATTAATAGAAAATCCAGAAAAATATTTATCTGAAGTTTTTTGCAACCCCAAAATATTGTTTGAGTTATATGCTTGTTGTATTGATTTTATATTTTTTATTGGTTGATAAGAAATATTTTGACCATTAATGGTGTCACTTCTTGATATGCTAATTAATTCTTGTCCACCAATATTTTCAAAAATTAAATCAGTCATTTGTTCTATTGAAACTGCTTCATTATTAAACAACACAATATCTGGTGTAGCAGTTTTAATTAAATTTGCATTAGAAGATATAAGCACTTGACTAATATTTAATGGAGTATTTGGAGTGGGAGATAAACTGTTTGACATTTTATACCTCGCTTAAATAAACAGTCATGTCTGGGCCATTAATATTTCTTGAATATTCAATATTATATACTACAAACCTATCATTTTCAGAAGATATTAAATTTAAATTATCAGAATCCTTATAATCAACAGTAACAATATCTCCTAATTGTAATGTTGGTATAGCAAATAACTTTAATCCTATTGATTTTTTAGGGGTCATTACTTTATTAATAATCCATCCCATCAAGGCTTCTGCATCATCCTGTGTTTGTATATATGGAGTGTTTATTGAAAACTCATTCTTACCGTAAATTAATCTACTTAGTTTTATTTGATCATATTTAACTTTTTCAAATATTGGAGAATATGTTAAGGAATTACCCTGCAATGGTGGGTCTGACAAATTTCCACGTTTTTTAAAATATTCATCAACAGATAGTTCATGTGTTGTATCTTGTGTAAATGCAATACCCTGAATTCGTAAATAGTTACCAGTTGTTTCGTCTAAATTAATTGCTGAATCTGTTGAGTTAAAAATTAAAAATTCTGCCCCATAAGAATCTGCATAAAATCCAGAAACTGTATAAGTTTTTATTCTATTAAATGTTGGAGAAAGTTCTGCATAAAGTGCTGGGTATGCACGATCATATTTAATATTAAAATATGCACATTCACGCATAATTGATCCAAATTCTTCAAAATACATATTATATTTAGGAGGTTGTTGTGCACTAATACCAGATAAATATGTTGATTGAACGGTTTTATTCATTTCATATTTTCTAAATGATTCATTAGAACTAACTTCTTTATCTTTAAAAGTAGATAATATTGTGTCTCCAGTTAATACACTAGAATTTTGAGAATAATTTTCTGATAAAGCATATACATTTTCAAACATACACTTTGAAGATCCACGAGTAAATAAAGCAATATTATTATAAACTGGAAGTGGATCTGGATCATCTACAACCTTAACTATTTGATTATTAATATACAAGAAAAATCTTCTAATATTTCCTATGTCTTGATACTCTACCGATAAATCATATACTGTTGGGTTTTCTTCTCCTGAAACTCTGTGTTGGCCAGTAAATTTTCCATCATCAACTAATATTTGACTAAGTCCACCCCATAATTTTATTGGAATTGCATTATCCGAAGAATTTTCTTTTTTAATTTTATAAAATATTATATTATTAATTGATATATTGGATTGATTATTTTTATCTAAATTTAAATAAGATTCAACATTGTTTTCTGTTAATGCAACAATTTCAAAATAATATCCATTATTTGTTTCTGGGTTTAACATAACTGCTAAACCTCCGCTACCACCACCAATGTTAATACTTTGATTTGCTTGAACTCCTCCAATTTGATAATATGGCATACTTCCAATAGGTGTTTGACTTCTTATTTCATTATTTTCAATTTTTCCAATTATCCTCATTCTTGTTCCAAAATTTTTATATGCATTATCTAAATTTTTATAAACATAAGATACAAAATCAATTGGAGTTTCTGTACTTTTAAAAGACGGACCATTCATAACTAAAGCAGAAGATTGAATTGTTCCAGATTGTGTAGATTTTAGATTATTTACTTCTGTTTCTGTAGAATAACTAGTAGCCATATAATTTTTAATAATGCTATTTCTAGATGTTTGTTTTGATAAAACATTGTTAATTCCTGCTGGACCAACGGATGTTTGCGGTAGTGTTGGATTAACATCTGTTGTAAATAAATATTGTGACTTCATGTTGCATCCACGAACATAATCATTATTAGACCAATAAGAATCTATTCCAGCAGTATGGGATGTTACTGGTGTTCCAAATTGACCACGACCATGTTCATAAACTTCTCCTGGTTGTAATCTTGTTATAGAGTTATTAGTTTCGTAGTATGGTGTTGAAAAAATACGAATAAGTCCAGTTGGGTATATTTTGCCATTAAAAGGTAATGATGCAAAGTATTTTTGATATTCTTGATTGCTTGAAATCCAAACATTACCAATTCCAGTAATGCTAAATTCTGCCGCATCATATCTAATTATTTCTCCATTAGAAAACAGATATCCTTGATATCTTGTTAACCAATAAACATTTTCTCCAATATCAATAATGTTGTTAGTAACTATGCCATTAAACACTGTTGGCAATGAACTAGATAGGTCTGAGTTTAATGGCATTGCACCCAAAACATATTTACTCTGTTTTGATGCTACCTCGTTTATTGTTTTTGTTGAAGTTGTTCCAGACGCTTCCCATAATAAGACTGGTTTATATATCCATGTTTTTTCTTTATCAATTACCGACGATTGTCTGATTGAGCCATAAGATCTTTGAATATATCGAGTTGTATAGTTTATTTTGCCATCATTAAATATTTTTTTATCTTCACTACTTATAGCAATAATATTTGGTATTTTGGATAATGTTTGATTTTCAATAATGCCAGAAATTGATTGATTGTTATTTCCAAGTAAATCTATGTCGGTATTACGCATGTCATTTGTTGGCATTAAGTAGTCTTTGCTCATTACTATAAAGTTATTATATTCATCAAAAAACATTGCTGTTTGTGTTGATATTGCAAGTTGGTTTAACACTTCTGCAACATTTTGATCTGGAGCAACAAAAAAATAAGGAATAATTGGATCATTTTCATTATCAACTCTTTTAAAAGAATAATTAGTAAATCCAATATAATCTAACAATAAAGATATGGCATAACTTAATGAAACTTCTGTAACCAGTATTCTTGGAGCAGGCATTGATTCTAAAAAGAAATAAAAATCTCTTAACTCTAATGATAATTTACCTGCGGTTACATCAGATTGTGGCATACCTTCTGAATATAATGTTTTTATTGGAACAAAATAATTTGAACCCTCTACATTCAATATTTCTTCATAAAAATTAAATTTAATATTTTTTCTTAAATAATTTTTAATAATACTATTTAAATTATTATAATTAAACGCTTGATCTATATCAAATATAGATATAGACCCAGTAGATGCTAATAATTGTCCAACTGGCAATGATGTATTTCCAAGATCAGAAAGTGATTTACGAACAGTATATTCAATAACGCTATCTGATATATCCGCAACAAGTCTTGGAGACATCTCAATTAAATCAAAAGTAGATTCATTTTTATTCATTAATTCTACAACAACCCTAATTCCACGAATGTATTCAAATTCTGTATATTTAGATTCTTTAGTTATTGGATCAAGAAATGCTTCTGGAGATACAAAATTTTTAACAAAATTTGTTTGACTTGTTATTAACTCAGAACCTAGCGTCCAGCCATATTGTGGAATAAATGTTTCATATTCAGACAAAGTACTATTCCAAACATAAAATACTCCTAGATCTAATTCATTATATTTAATTAAATATGCATATCCATTTATTGATGATTCTGGAAGAAGTGTTGTAGAGGAATAGGTATCTATAAATAAAAAATTTTCTATAAAACGATTTGGAACTATTAAACCATATTCTAATTCAACATAGCCATCTGATTTTATTATTGCACTACCATCTAATCTTGTTGAATTTTCATTAAACGAATAAGCATCTGTCCAATTATTATTTTTTAAATATTGTATTTTCCATCTTTTAGGAGTTGTTTTATTGCTATCTCCATATAGTGGATCTGGAGTATTTAATGAAAAATTAACAAAATTAGTTAAATCTACATCTCCAACGTTTGTTTGCATTTTAATTACAATTCTATTTGCAGGAACTTGTTCTTTATATACTACAAATGGCACTGCATCGTCAATATAATACTGCCCACCTGATATCCTTGCAATACCCCTTTCTAAACCATCTTCTTTTCTATATGAGTTCCAATATTTAAATTGATCATATCTAGAAGACATGTAATATCTTGGTCTTTGTGCTAAAAACTCTCCAGAATTTGCAAGATATTGATTATTATTATAAAAAAATAATGGTTTATTTATTCCAGATCTTGGTCTGAATGGCTTTAAACAATCTTCTAATGAATAAAGCAGTTTTCTTTTTCCTTCTATAGATGTAAATTGTTGAGGCAGATCTTGATTATCTACCCCGCCATCTATAGATATTTCAGAGTCTGTTGCATCTGTATAATAATCGCCTTCATCTAATTGATCAAAAGATACTGGTAATGTTCTATATTTTATTTCTGATCCAATTGGCCTATATCTATAATTGCCAACATAAAAAATATTATCTGGCATGTTCATATTCCATTCAGCAAGAATTAAAGATTTGGTTTGAATTGTTGCCGATGTTTCAAAATGATTTTTTAGTGTTTCACTAACAAACAACTTAGACCTCTTCCAGAGTTACTGAAATATTCCAAAGATCATGATTTGCTCCACCACGTTTAACAACGCTATAATTAAAATTAGAAAAATATACTTGTATAACTTGATTATATTCAATAAGATGTCCAAAAGATTGACTATTAATTTCTCCATTTTCTTTATAATTTGTATACTTATCGTATGCTAAAAACATCCAAAATGGTCCTTGATGATTTTCATACCAATTTAATATCTCTACACCGCCTGCACCACCATCTGCAGTATATTCATAATTAGTATTTTTATTTGGTGAAACGCCATCAGATGTAAAATTTGCTAATTCACTATATGCTCTAGATGGAAGATTGTTCCAAGAAATTGTCATTGATAGTTTATCTGCAATATGATACGATCTCATTCTGCCATTAATTGTTCTTTCACGTTTTTCAATTCTTTCATTATTAAAAGATATTTCATTTCTGTTATGGTCTGATAAAATTAAAAATTTATTTATTCCACCATTAGTAAGGCTTGAGTTTGCACCTACTTCTTGTCCAGATGGTACATAAAAACCATCAATACTTACTCCAGGATTTTCTGACCAAACAATTCCTGGCATTCTTTGATATCTTTTTCTGCCTAAAAAATATATTGGAGATGCCATTATAATCCTCTCTGAGTTTTAATTCTTTGATTATCAATTCTTTTAATCTGTGTCATAACTGTTCTTGCAATATCATCTGCATTAGATTCAGATTTAACATTTAGATTTAAGTTATAATTATACACTGAGGACCCTCCGTATGAGCCATCATTGATTTTATTAAGATTGTTTACTCCAAATGAATCAACGGCATTTCTACGAACAACAAACTCTCCAGGAGTAAGCATTGCTGGAATTGTGTCGGTACCCTTTGAGTATCCTCCAGAAACATAATACTTAGGAATTATTCCGCCCATTGCTCTTGCACGATAAGAAACTGTAGGTGCTACCTTTTTAATAGCAGGAAGAGCAGGAGTCGATCCATAAAGTCCGCCAGACTTTCCTTGACTATATGCACTTGGAGTTTTTGGAGTCAAAGCAGGTGTTGGTCCATAAAGTCCGCCAGACTTTCCTTGACTATATGCACTTGGAGTTTTTGGAGTCAAAGCAGGTGTTGGTCCATAAAGTCCGCCAGACTTTCCTTGACTATATGCACTTTCAGTTTCTGGAGATGGTTCATCTCCGCCTCCGCCTCCGCCTCCGCCACCGCCACCACCACCACCATCATTAACTGTTTTAATAACATGAGTAGTCGTAACTGTTGTATTAAGTGCTAAAATTGTATCTAGAATCTTTTGTGCATTATCTTTAGTTTTTTTAATTTCAGAATTATATAATCCAGCATCAATTAACTTCATTGCATCAGCAGTTTTTGTATCTTCCCAAAATTGTCTTGTTTGATCAATAATATCTAACTCTGCTTTTAATTTATCTTTAATTGTTGCCAACTCTTTGTCTGCAGTAAGTGCTGCATTTTTTGCTGTTAACAAAGTGCCTTGTTGAATTGTATAAATTTTATCTTCTTCTACACGAATTGCTGCAGTATTAACTGTTCTTTTTTGTTCTAATGCATAAATTTGTTTTTCAATTTCAAGTTGTTTTTCAACAATCTGATTTTTTGTTAATCCAGTTGCGCTTTTTAATCCACTAATCTCAAATTCTCTTGCAGCCTGTAGAGTATCCATACCTCTTTTTATTGAGGCTTGTGCTGCTGTTGCTCGCATTTCTTGTGCAGCCTTTGCTGCTGCTGAAATATCTCCTTGACTTAATGCATCTGCAATTGTAAGTCTAGATTTTTCTTGTTCTACAATATCTTGATTAATTTCAGAAATATCATTAAGGGCTTTCTCTTGTGCATCATATTTAGTATTAATTTTTTCTGCGGCTTTATCAATATTATTTAACTGTTCAGAAAGAACTGAAGACTCAGCCTGTAAAGTTTCAATTGGTCTATTGAAAGTTAATTCTATATCTCTTTGTTTTTTTTCTATAGAATCTTGAATATCTGATATTTCTTTTTCTATTCCATCTACTGTTTTTTGTGCAGTTTCTACTGCTGCTTCACCAGTTTTAATTGCATTTCTATATTTAGCCTCAATACTTTTTTCTACAACATCAAAAGTTTCTTCAATTGATAGAGGTACGTTTTTGGTTGCTGAGTTTACTTGATTAATTAATCCAAGAAGTACTTTCCAATTTTTAGAACCAACTTTTGTTGTTGCTATTGCTGCAGCCAATATTGGATTTTTTGCTGCCTCAAACGCTTTTCCAGCCTCCATTCCTGAAGATTTTAATTTAATGTAAGAATTTCTAGTATTTTCTAATTCTTTTCTTTGTGCTATTAAATCTTCTTTTGCCAATGTAAATGCACTTTTCTTTCCATCTCCTGCAGGTAGAACATAAGGATTAGGTTGAACAACAACATTTTTTGCTATAGCGTCTGTAACAAGTCTATATTTTTCTAATTCTGCTCTTGCTGCAGCAACCTTTGCTGGATTTTTTGATATTAAATCTTGAAAAATTGTTTCACCAATAGATGCATTAACTAAAGACGCTCTTAATAATAACATTTTAGTGTCATAGTCTGTAACGCCTTTGGCTGCTTCAGCAAACTTAGGGGCTACATTAAGTAAGATTTTATCCATAAGCAACATTCCTTCAGTTCCTTTAGGTATAGTTGCTGAAATTTCTGCCATTTTTTTATTGTATTCGTCTGCTTTAATTGTTTGATTTCCAAATGCTGAAGTTAAGCCTGTAAGGGTATTTGCAAGTGCTGCAGAAGTAATATTTAATTGCTTTTGTTGTTCTTTTGTTAGAGCAATTGTTTCTGGTCCTAAAATTACTCCACCTCTACCGCCACCAATAACTTTTCTTGTTTTTTTAATTCCGTCTTCAAATGCTTTATTAAATCCTGTTGTTGTATCTTTTGCTAATTTAATTGCAGCAGATTTTCCTTCTTCTGTAGATAAATCAATTTGTTTAAATTTTAAGGAAACTTCTGTTTTTCCAGCCTCTTCACCCAAGGCATCAATGTATGTTTTTACGGCTTCTTTTGTAAATCCTTGACCACCTAGATCTAATGCGATAGCATTAAAAGCAATTTCTGCTTCTTTTACTGTTCCAGTTTTAATAGCCTCAATATCTTTTTTATATTTATCTAAAAATTCTTTGTTACCCCTTAATTCATCTACCGCAGTTTGTTCTGTAGCATTAAGTTGGTTAGCACTAACTCTTGCTCCAGATCCCGCTCTTGCTGTTGGTGTTTGACCTAAAAGACCTGCTAAAAACTTAACCTTGTCTGTTGTCATAGTCATTGCATTAGCAAGGCCCTCTGTTGCCATTCTTTCTTTTTCTTTGGCTTTATTAAATAAATCAAAAGCACCTTTTGCTGTTAATAAACCAGATATAACTAATCCAACTGGTCCTAAAAATCTTCCTATAATTTTCCCAAAATCTAATAAATTTGGAAGTAGTTTTTTTATTCCCCCAGAGAATAACGCTGTATTTAGTCCTGCTTTTCTTGTTGCAGTATTTTGAAGTAATAAGCCAGCATTCATTCCTCTTTCGGTTGCAAGCCTTGCTATTCCGCTTTGTGTTAATAAACTGGTTACAGCCTGTAGCGCAAACATTGCTGTTGTTACTTTAAATATTGTGCCAGACATTTCTCCCAATTTACCGCCAGACATTGAGGCAACACCAGCAAGAGACGATATTGCAAAAGAAGAACCCATTAATCCTCTATCAAATGATCTTAATCTATCGTTCATTGATTTTATGTTTGTTGCAGTTGTTTTAACTCCTGCATTAATTTCTGGACTCATTGGAGCATTTGCTGCTACCGCTCCAACTGTTGTTGCTGGTCCTTGAGGTCTTGTTGCTATTCTTCTTCCTCTTTGTGTACCGCCAACTGCAGCATTAGATAAATTACTTCCTGCTTTTGCTACATCATCTTGTCTATCTGCCATTCCAACTTCAAGACCACGAGCAATATCTTGTCCAATTTTTCTTGTTCTTCTAGATGGAGATGCTACTTGCGCTTCTCTTTCTGTAGCAGTAATTGCAGATCTTGCACTTTTTATTCCCATTGCTTCTAAAATAGCAGCATCTTGTTTGTCATATTTTGCTTGCTGTCCCGCTCTAACTCCAGCAATCATATTTGCACCGCCACCAGTACCTGCAGTCTGTGCTCTTAGTTTTTCAAAATTTATTCCCGAACTTTGAGATAATGGCAAAGAGCGATTAGCAATCTGCTGTTCTAATTTTTGTATTTTTCTTTCTGTTGTTTTAGCAGCACTAGCATCTTTTGCTGGGTCGTATGTTCTAGATCCAAGAGTTTCATAATAATTTCCAGAAAGTCTGACTCCAAGTCCTGCTGCTGCTGCTTGTCCTTGATATCCTGGATCAGTCATTGCTACTTGCCTTAATACTCCTGCAGATTTTCTAGTTGTAGGATGTATTCCTTTTTTAAGTTTGTCTAATTCTCTTGTAACTTCTTCTACTGATATGTTTAAAGTTTTTGCTGCCTCATCTATGTGTTGATTGTTAAAGTTTTCAATTATCTTACCGCTTTGTTGAATAGTATTAACATATGAATTAACATAGCCTGTATCAGCCTGAAGATTTGCTGCTTTCCAATTTTTAATATTAACTTGTTCTCCAGCAACATTCATAGAATTTACATCTGGAATAATGTGTGAAGCCTGTTTTCTTTTTAAATTTGCAATTCTTTCATTGACTACCTTAACATCTGATACAGTTTTGTTTAATACCTCAGAGGCTGCTTTTTCAACTGCTGCAATTTCTGCTGGTAAAGTTTCCCAACTCATTGAAGAAGTCTGTTTGGCTACAGCGTATGGTGCTCTAAAAAGACCCAAGCCTTTTTTGATATCTCCAAGTGGCAAACCTTTTTTAAATCCAGGTATGTTATCTGCAATCATTCCATTGATTAATGGTGCATATTTCTTTGCCATTTTTGCTGGAATAACTGCTTCTCCTGGTGTAAGCATTGCTGGAACTGTATCCTTATTTCCACTACCTGGAACACTCACAATACCGTCTGCAAATTTCTTAGCACCTCGTCCTGGCATCATCATTCCAGGATTATTAAGCATAAATGATTGACCTGCTCTAGTAGCACCTTGATATGCAGCAATTAATTTTTGAAGTGCTGCTGTTTCAGCAGTAAAACTTTGTGTTAATCTTGCATGTGATTGGTCTAGGGAGTGTGCAGCAGCGGCTGCTTCAAGTTGTTCTGTGTTTAAATATTGAGTTTGTTCTCCAAGAATTTGTGACTGACCAGTTAATCTTAAATATCCCTGTCTTAATATCATTGCACCTTTGACTGTGTTAGCCAATAAGTTAGCAATTAAACCAAATGTCATTAAGAATATAGGTCCAACAGCACCTATGCCAACTGTTAATACTGTAATTAACTTTTTAGTTCCGTCTGAAAGATTTCCAAATTTTTCTAATATGCCACTAACAAATTCAAGAATTGGTGTTGCTGCTTCTAAAAATGCTTTTCCAACTGGAACAAGTGCAATTTTAAGATCTTCAACGCTTTTCTTAAATTTATTCATTGAGGAATCTGCAGTCATTCCTAATTCTTGTTCTGATAAAGAAGACAATTCTTCTACTGATGAATTTGCTAAAGCAAGAACACGAGCAGCCTGATTTCCATCTTTTGCAACGTTAGCAAACAAAGTTGACAAACGAGCAAATTGGAACTTGCCAAACATTTGTTCAATTGCTTGTGCTCTGTTAAGAGGGTCTAGTTGATTTAAAGCAGTTGCAAATTCAATAACAGTTGCCTTTAAATTTCCTTTATTTTTTGTAACAATCTCATTTGCATTTATTCCAAATTGAGCAAGCATTGCACTTGCTTTTGTTGTTGGATTAATTAATGCTGCTAAACCAGACTTAAGTGCGTTAGCGCCTTCTGATGCATTAATTCCACCCTCTTTCATGGCTGCAATAAAAAATGTTAAATCTTTAACGTCGCCACCTAATTGCTGAATAACTGGTGCTACCTTTGGAATAGCGGTAGTAATGTCATCAAGAGATACGACAGTTTGGTTTTCTACTGCGTTTAAAAAGTTAATAGAGTCTGCAAGTTTATCGGAAGACATTCCAAAAGCATTTTGCAGTGAAATAGTTGTTTCAAGTGCTTTTTGACTATCAACTTGGCCAAGAACAGAAAGACGTGTTGCTTCTGTTGTTTGACGTTGTAAATCTAAACCCTGGAAACCTGCCGCTGCTGCTTCTGCTGCTAATCCTACAGTTGCAGAAACAGCAATTCCATATTTTGTAAATTGCTTTCCAAGTTCTGTAATATTATCTAATGCTTCTTGAGTTTCAGCCTTTGGTGTAAACAAATCTCCATAAACTTTTTTAAATTTAAGTGCTTGTGTTTCCATGTCCATAAAAGTTTTTGTTGCAGCAGACCCAACAATTGAAAGTGGTATTGTAAAACCAACCATAAGTTGACGTCCAGCCCATTGAGTATTTTTACCAAAATTTAATAGATTAGTAGAACCTTGTTTCATTAATTGATTAAATAATGCTTGTTTTTGTGCTGCAATTGCTGTCTTTGTACCAAAATCTTGCATATTAAGAGTTGTTGGTCTAATAGCAATTGCTTCCATTGCTCCACTAGCATTACGACCCATTTTAATATATTGGGTTTGTAATGTTTTTACACGTTCTTCGGCTACCTTACCAATTGTGTCAAACTCTGATCTAAATAATTTTCCAAAAGTTTTTGTAGATGCACCAGCATAGCGGAAGTATTCCCGCATTGAAAATTTGTTTTTTTCTAAAGAGTTAGTAAATGTTTCTGCGCTTGTTTTTACAGTGCGAAGTTCTGCAGAAAAAGCACCAATTGAGTTAATGCTACCAAGTAGGTTTTTCTGCAGAGATCTTTGAGCAATTGTTGCTGATTCGCTAGACTTAGCAATAGAAGAGTGAAACTGAGATATTTGTCTTTGTAAAGCCTTTAGTTGTGCTAACGCTTCAGACGTATCTATACTTACGCCAATATTAGCATTAACATCAGCCATGTGCTACACCTTCTTTAATATGTAATTATTCTTGTGTATTAAGTATGTCTGTAACAGATGACAAATTAATGCCAGATGCTGCTTCAACAATTTTATACACAGTTGGAAGATCAAGAAGATCTTCTAGTTTTTGAATGTCTCCAGCCAACTCTGGCTTATATTGCTCCATAGCAATTTGCACACATTCAACAAGAAGAGTCATTGATTTCTCATTATCTTCTGCAACCTTAGCCACCCCTTCAAACTTCTTCATAAATGGACGAAGAAGAGAGATTTTTAACGGGCGAACTGTTATTTTTGTTCCATCAATGAGAGTGACTTGTTCATTCTCATGTACTGTTGTCGCCATATTTCCTCCTATAGGTTATGTCAATTATAGCATAAGGAAACTATTTTGTTAGGTCTTCGTAATCCAAACCCATTCCAATACCAAACCCTGCTTTCTGTGCATTTACACCTTGCAGCGCTAGTACATCATTGCTATCACTTGTTTTACCTTTGCTGAATACTCTGGCTTTCATATCTTCCCACTCTTTTTGTCCCTTGCTAGATCCAGACTCTTTGTCTAAGTCTACTCCTTGAATGGCAGCCAAAAATTTTTTTTCTGTATAATCTAACTCTCTACTTATCTCTAATGTTGCCATTAATTCTGGCATAGATAGAGATGTTTCTAATTCTTGATAGTCTTTCCAAATACCCAATAAAAATACTTCAGATTCTAGTTTTGCAAGATCTAAAGTCTCCCAGGTTTGACTACTATCTATTGCCTGATCCTTTACTGGTTCTTGAGATTTTTTGTTAATTCTAATACCTGCAGAAATATCTAATATTTTATATATCGTTGGCATATTAACGTTATCTTCAATATCTTTAACACTGACAGAAATTTTTGGATAATATTGTTTCATGCAAATTCTAACACATTCTACTAATACGCTAATTGCTTCATCATCGTTTTTAGTATTTTTAATATTATTAAACTCTAACATAAATTCACGAAGATATTTTATTTTTAATGGAATTATCTCTAATTCTGTTCCATCAAACAAATATATTATTTGAGAGTTGTATATTGTAGTTGCCATATAAAATCTATTTTACCATAAAACAACAAAGCCCACATCCGAAGACATGGGCTTGTAGAATAGTTAAACTATTAAGATAATGCATCTCCAAAGGTACGATCAACGATCTTACCATATGAGCCTGAAGTATCTTCTGGTAGCAAACGGAATGATACTTCAAACATTGAAGCCTCATCACGCTTTGCTGAAACTGTTACGTTTTCAATTGACAAAGCACGGTATGCTGTGTAAACACGTTCCACGAATGGAGAGTCTACACAATCACCTGTGCCAGGTCCTACTGCAACAATTCCACGCTCTACTGGACACTCACCGATATCTCCTGCAGATAGGTTTAAAACCTGTCCTGTATGACTTGCTTTGTTTCCAGAAATTTCATCTGAGTTAAATGCTAGAGCCAAAAGAAGATTCTCAAGAGTAGCCTCAGCAAAAGCAGTTGCAAGATTTACCTGCATGCCTTGCTTGTAAAGTTTTGCAACGTCAAGAATTTGGTCAACCTGTACTTCACCGAAGTCTGGTTGGAACTGTAATTCAAGACCATTCATTGTATAACCTACGTTAGTATATGCTGCATCATTTGAAAGTGTTTCTTTAAAAGATACTTCTGTACTAAATGTCTCCAGTGTTCCTGGAGTTAAGGTTGTATCTGCAACGAAAAGTGCAGCAGCGCCAACGATAATGTTGGTCGATGTTCCACGACTGTATGCCATTTATTCACCTCTTTCTATAGAAATAGATATTAAGTTGTTTGGCGTTTTGTTTCCTCATTACTAATTATAATGCCTTTTTATGAGTATCTTTGGGATACCCCGCCTGTATGATAGTCATACTCTATTACAAGTTTGTTAAGTCCAAGGGTTCTAGCAGATGCTAATTCTAGGATATCCCTACTTTCATCTGCTTGATAAACCTTTATATTATGAAAAAATACATTTTTGG